TAGGTGACTTTTTAACCGTTAGAATTGCTGGACGTATCACAAGCGTAGAACAAACAACACGAGAAAGAATCGCTGTATTGATTGAAAGAGGTATTATAGAGGGTTTAGGAGCTAGAGAAGTAGCCAAAACCATTCGAGACGATAAAGATTTCAATAAAAACCGCGCTTTAACAATTGCAAGGACTGAAACTGTAACAAGTGCTAATCAAGGTAAATATATGGCTGCTTTGAGTTCGCCTTATGTGAAGTTAAAAAAATGGCTTCCTTTCATGGATAAAAGAACTAGACCAACACATTTAGACTTTCTTAACCGTCCGTTTGTTGAAATGGATCAATTGTTTTTTTTGCAAAACTTACAAACGGGAGCTTTAGAATCAGCTCGTTATCCTTGTGATAATACATTAAGCGCTGGCAATTCTATAAATTGTCGTTGTATTGTTGTGTTTGAAAATAAGAAAGATGAAAACGGCAGATTAATTAGAAAAACAGGATATAACTAAAACAATTTATGAAACTATCAATATTAGTTCCAAGCGTTGCTGAAAGACGAAATACATTTTTACCAAAGTGTTTAGATATGCTTTACGGTCAATTGGAATCTTTACCAATAGAACAACAGAAAGAAGTAGAAGTGCTTTTTTTGATTGACAGCAAAGAAAGAATGTTAGGTAGTAAAAGAAACAATCTTATTGATATTTCACAAGGGGAGTATATTGTTTTTGTCGATGATGATGATAGGATAGAACCTGATTACATTTCCTCGTTATTGACAGGAATAGAAAGAAATACCGATGTGATCACATTTCTTGCTTCGGTTTCTTTGAATGGAGAGCCCGCAAAGATTTGCCATTACTCAAATAAATACGCAAAGGATTATAATACAACAGATACTTATCATCGTTTACCTAATCATATCTGCTGTGTTAAAAAAGAAATAGCCTTAAAAGCTCCGTTTCTGAATATTAAAAACGGTGAGGATTCGGCTTACTCAAAGATGTTAAAACCTCATTTACGCACACAAACGGAAATCAATAAAATTTTATATCATTACGATTACAACGAAAAAACAACAGTAGCGCAAGAAGACTCTCCTTATGTTGTTGAAAGTCGTAAACCCGCTGTAGTTGATGTGGTTATTATTTCTGACGGCAAAGATGCAAGGATGCAGGCAATGACCCAAAACGCTATTAATACGTGTGTCAATGGTGCTAGGGGAATAAAGGTTAATGTCATTGTCGTTGAGAGCGCAAAAACCGTATCGTACAGGAATGCTACTACAATTTACCCAGACTTTCCATTTAATTATAATGCTTACGGGAATTACGGAATCAAACAAGGTAACGCTCATTATGCAATGTTGGCCAATAACGATTTATTGTTTAAACCTAATTGGTTAAACGAACTGATTAAAGCTAATCACCCATTAGTAAGCCCAAAAGAACCACGTGACCAAAGACAGCGAGATATTAGAGTAAATACTATTGGAGATAAAACAGGGCGTCATTTAAGCGGGTGGTGTTTTATGATTGAACGGTTGTTATGGGATAAAATAGGCGGATTTGATGAAGATGTAAATTTCTATTGTAGTGATGATGTTGTAATTGAACAATGCAAAGAGTTTGGAGTTGAACCGATGTTAGTAGTTAATTCAATTGTAAATCATTTAGTTTCTACTACATTGAAAACGGTTTCGCCAACGGATAGAGTTACGTTGACTGATGAGCAGGTTAAAATATTCAATAAAAAGTACGAACAAAATAAATTTAATCTAGGGGTATGATAAGTATTTGTATAACTACACGGAACCGATTACCCTCCTTTGATTTTGTATTGGCTCAGATAGAAAAACATACAAATTGTGAATATCAGTTAGTAGTCATTGATGATGCCAGTGAAGTGCCTTACTGCAATGCAACATATCGTTTTAATGAACGCGCAGGAATACCAGCAGTTAAAAACAAGTGCTTAGAACTTGCTAAACACGACCATATATTTTTATTTGATGATGATACTTATCCTATTTGCGATGATTGGTATTTGCCTTATATCAATTCAGGTAAAGAACATTTATGCTATACTTTTTTAACCGCATTTAAGCGAAAAGAAGGTTTCAAATACCATACGCTAGGCAACGGATGTATGTTGTACGTTACAAGAAAATGCATTGATACAATAGGAGGGTTTGATTGGAATTATGGACTTGGTAAATACGAACACGTTGATTTTTCAAGACGTATTCATAACGCAGGATTAACGGAAAGTGTTTTTGTGGATGTTATCGGAAGTGATAAATTATTATACTGTATGGATCAGAAAAAGGAAATACAAAGAAGTTTTACAAGTAGAGAAATGACAACACTTTTGAGTAGTGGAGCGAAACGGTTTGCTCAGAATAGGAAGAGTAGTGAATTTATACCGTATGCAATATGAAGTACAGTGCTAAACATTTAAGATTTAAAGGAGATCATTGGGAATGCACTTTGATGCGTTGGAACGGGTGCGAGTGTAACGCAGAAGCAACAAAGGTCTTAATTCCAGGAGAAAAAAGACCTAGTTTGTTAGAAATAAAGAACTGTGCTATTTGGTAATTTTAAAATTATCTAAATCTTCCTGATGCACTTCTTTTTTGTTTTTAACTATGCTTTTGTTTCGCTTGTTGCTTAGTAAATAATTACCAAAATCTACTAAGTCTTTTTCTGTGAATTGTTTCATTTTATTTCGTTTTTAAATTACTTGGTTTGCCTTCTAATTGCGAAATATTTTTGAAGTCTCTTATTAATTGATTTTCAATATAAGATTTTATTTCGTCCCAGTTATTAAATCCTTTATGTTCAAATTCGCAATTACATTCTATTTTATCAAATAAAATAAAATCAACTTGAAATTTATTGCAAAGGGGCTCTGAACAGGTGTTTGCAAATAATTTACTCACATTTACCGATATTATTTCTATCATAATTATTTATTTTTTTGTTCATACTCAGCATCCTTAATTTTAACGTACCCAAACAACTGCAAAAACTCGTCAATTGTTTTTTGCTTACTCATTCCTTTGCGCCAACTAGCAACGAAATTAGATGCTGTTGATTGCGGAAGTTTACCAATATAAAACTTTGGCTCGCTTATTATTTTTTCTATTGCTTCGTTTTGGTTCATAATTATGATTTTACGATTTCTACCCATTTATCTTTTGACGCATTGTAAAGCTCGTCAAATCTATTATCGTCAAAACCTTTTCTATCTTCTTCTGGTTTTGCATAAGCACGTAAATTTCCATCTTCGTCGACTTCGAAATAATCGCCCTCTACGTAGTCGGTTGCGTGGTCAACATATTTAATAGCTATGCCTGCTCTGTAACCTCTATTTTTTGCTTCTTGAATTAAGTTCATAATGTTTAAATTATTTTTAAAGTTAAGCAAATATAATAAAAATATTAATACATAAATACATCGATACGGTTTTTTTATTCAAAACCGACATTATCACTAAATTTACACAAACATTAAGAAGATGCTGTATAAAGGAATTGATTTACAATTTAAAGACATAGATTCTAACAAGGGTATTGTTACGGGTTATTTCGCTGCTTTTAATAGTGTTGACTCTGATGGCGATGTAATTGAAAAAGGTAGTTTTCAAAAAACTATCCAAGAACGTGGGCCAGAAGGAAAGCAATTAATTAAATGGCTTTTAGATCACGATAAATACAAAGCTCTTGGAAAGATTGATGTTTTAAAAGAGGACAACTACGGTCTTTATTATGAAGGCAAAGTAGGGCGTCATACTTTAGGAAAAGACTTTATGTTTATGGTTGAAGATGGGATTATTAATCAACATTCTTTCGGCTATAAAACAATCAAAGAGAATTACGACCAACAAACCAAAACCAACAGAATTAAAGAATTGATGATGTACGAGGGTAGTTCTGTACAATTCTTAGGGGCTAATCCAAACACTCCAATTACAGGGGTAAAATCATTAGAAGATGCTTTAGAAATGTGTGAGAAGCTACAACGATTTATTCAAACATCGAAAGCCTCAGATACTACATTAATTCAATTAGATACAAAATTAAAATCACTCCAAATCGATTTAGAGCCGTTTTTACACTCTATCAAGGAAGAGCCGACAGACGAACAAATAAAAGAAACATTAATTCACTCATTCAAACAATATGGAAATTAAAGACATTAAGGAAATCGTAGACAAAGGTTTCGAAGGATTAGATGGTAAAATCGATGCAAGATTTGAAGATAAATTCAAAGCTGAAAAATCATTGATTGTAACCGAAATTGAAGAAAAAGGATATAAAACTGCTGCTGAGATTGACGAGTTAATCAAAAGCAAAATGGCTGACATTGAAGCGGCTGTAGTTGACTTGAAAAAAGCAGGTTTCAAAGAAGTAAAAAACAAAGGTATCAAATCTTTGAAGGAATACTTTGCTGATGGTTTTGCTGATGCAAAAGAAAAAATGAAGGGAATTGTTGGAAAAACAGGAACCAACTTCAACGTAATGCTTACTAAAGCGGCTGAGGATTTGGATGATTCCAATTTCTCTAATGGTTCTTTGGAAATAGCTACTACTGATAGAAGCAGAGGATTGTTTCAACAACCTTTTATGCCTCAATGGTTCAGAAACTTATTGCCAAGCGGTTCGACTTCTAAAGGTATTATCCAATACTTGAAAGAAAACGGTTCTGACGGTGCTGCTGCAGTTTGGGACGGTACAGGTGAAATTGCTGCTTTGACAGCTAAGCCTGGTGTTTCTCCTTTGTTTACAGCTGTGACAGAAGAAGTTATTTGGATCGCTGGTATTATCCGTATTAAACGTGAAATGCTTGATGACATCGAATGGCTTCAAGGTTATTTGGCTCGTTTCTTGACAACTGGTAAAACAGGTCTTTGGGTAGCTGAGAATACTCAGATTTACAACAAACTTGTTGCAAATTCAACTCCTTACAACGGTGATAAAACAATTCCTGTAGAAATCATTTATGATGCTGCTTTTGGTCAATTAGCGGATAACTATTACTTCAATCCTACTATTCTTATGAATAGCCGTGATGTAGTTAGTTTGATTGCGTTGAACAAAGCCGATACGTCAGGGGAATATAATTTACCTCCTAACACTGTGGTAGTTGTTAATGGTCAATTGACTATTGGGGGAGCTATCGTAGTAGGTGCTCCAAACGTTCCACAAGGAGACTATTTAGTATTTGACCCGTCTGCTACTGAATTTATCTCAAGAATGAGTCCTGAGGTTCGTTTCTTTGAGCAAGACCGTGATAACGTTATCAAAAACTTAATCACAGTTCGTGCTGAAGAAAGAATTTTGGCAATTGTTTATGATGAAACAGGAGTTATTTCTGGATCATTTGCAACAACTTAATAAATAGTTTTTCATAATCAAAAGCCTCTCTACAACAGAGGGGCTTTTTTAATATCATACAATGGACTATTACAAAAATATCGATAAATTAGGATGTATTGGAAGTATTCCATTAACTGCTTCTGGCATTCAATATTCCATTATTGAAGATATGTCTGCCGAACCTGTAACACTTGAATTCTTTAAACAACACGCAAGAATTGATTTTGATACAGATGATACTTTGTGCGCTACTTATTTAAAAGCAGCAAGGCAAGAATTGGAAAGATGGTCGCAGCTTAGTTTTGGAGTAAAAAAGATAGGCTTAACAGCTTTGTCTTTACCTAAAAACTATCGTTTGATGTTTGGAAAAGTTGATGAGGTTATAACTGCTGATTTTACAAACAAAGGCGATATTCTAAAAGAAGAAGGGGCTGATGTTGATATTGAATTTACTACTCTTGATTGGATTGATGACGCTATCCGTATTGCAATTTGCCGTTATGCTGCAGGATTATACATTAATCGTGAAACGGTAACAGAAACTAAATACAGCGCACAATCGTTGCAAGATGAAGCTAAAACAATGTTAAATCCGTATCGTAACATAACATTATTCTAATGGCAATTACAGCAGGTGAATTACGGGAGAAAATATATTTTTCAAGCCCTACAAGGACAAGTAATGG